AGTTAAAGATATCGAGTATTGAAACTCAGTGAAACAGTCGCTCTTCTTAGAGTCGATCATTTTATCTAGTTTCTGCGGTGTTGCATAGAATAAGTTATCACTTTTCGAAGCGAAACCGTCTACGACAGTTTCTTTCTCTCCGAGCAAGATTATCTGTTGATTTTCGTAGATACTTAATAAGTTATCACTAGGCATAAAGTCTAGGAAATAACTAGCCTGATTGCTCAGACTACCCATTAAATGGCTATTAAGTGTTTCACCTACCATTGGATCTCTATCAACAGTGTTGATAGGAGATAAATCAGGATTTCTATCCCCAATGGTCTCTCGGAAAATCTCATAGGCATCAGCATACCAATCTGATATCTTACGAACAGATTTACCAATGGCAAAAATTAGATTCATAGGTGAACCTAACCCCTTACCACTAAACTTAAAAGGTCTGTGAACAAAGGCAGTTCTGTTGGTTTTGATACCAACAAATCCTGCAAATTCACCAAACTGGGCCGATAATATAGATTTCGCACTTGAAAGTTCGACACCTATCTCCTGCATCCAGTAGGAGTACTGTTGAGCGAGTAACTCATCAGTGATGATAACATCATCACCAAGGACTCGGAAAGGCATCCCTTGGGATACATCTATTCCATATTGTCTGCATAAACCTCTTAACATCAAAATATGAGTTAAGTGGAACAGTTTAAAACTGCAGTACATTCCCATAGGTTGTCCTACGGTATAGTGCCAAATTTCTTCAACACCATTGTACTGAGCAATCCAATTTCCTTTTGCTATACTCTCAATAGCACTAGCGTATGCTTCATAGCCTAAGCTCGTTAGCACACCCTTTTGTAAACTTAGTGGAAAACGGTCTGTTGCTGATGAAAGATCAAAGCAATAAACTTCTTTTCCCGCCTTAAGCGAATCTCGTAAGAAATACGCTCCACGGCACTGATCATGGTTACATGATTCAGGCAAGGCCCTGATGAAATCATCTAAGATGACTTCTAATGGTTCAAGTAAGACCTGAATCCAAGCGTTTGGCACGGCTACAACTCTAGCTTTGCAACCACCTTCTTGTATGAAGGCTATATGGCCACAATCAGTTTCATTACTTCCACTGAGTACTAGTTCTTGTCTCCATGCTTCAGCAGGATTAACCCTACGAAGCTCTTCAGGTATATAAGTAGAGGTCCACAGTGAGCAGACATGCTTACCCCAAGGTTTCTTGGTCAAGTCGGTTGGAAATTTTCCTACTTTGTGAGTTGCACTTTTCATACGCAACTTACTGAGATCTGGTTTACCAGGTTTGCGGTAGTTAAAACCACAATTGGCTCCTTCTCTACGGATGATGTGATACAATGATTGTACACTATCAGTATTCCCTGTAAAAGGACTATTGATAGCTCTCTTAGCTTTGCTAAGCTGGTTATCACTTAAGCTCTCAAGCTTGAGCTTAGTATAGATCCTTAACATTGCATCGAATCGGCGTATAGCACCATGCTGTTGAGCACGGATATACTGCTTTCCGATATACCCGAAAATCCCTTTTGGTAAAAGGGTCTTCTTGTCATATGCAATAGACTCTCTTTGCCAGATTGATCTAGCAATCTCTGCGTTACCTGCGCGTAACTGGTAGATACCAGT